GGAACCATGCGAGCCGGGGAAGTAGACGGCCATTCAACAATGGGAAAGCCTGCATCATCTAGCACTTGCATTGTTCGTTGCCAACGGAATGGGTCACAAGCAATTTCTTTTACGTTGTGAGTTGAGCAGAATTCAATGATTGTGTTTTCTACATCTAGAATGTCTACGCGCCATTCATCATCATCTTCTGGCTGCTTTTCCCAAGCCTTGACCATAAAGACATAGGGCTGTTCTTCTACTGTTACGCCAATGATTACAGAAGCATCACCGCTAAACGAGCCGTCAAACCCTAAGACAACTGGGGTTTCAGGTGAAATTTCACGCTCTATCTCTAACTGTTCCCAAGCACCGTTAGGTAGCCAAGCGGTCTGACTGCTTACCCACTGGTTGCAACGCTTAGTTCTAAACTCTGCTTCTGGGGTTCGCTTGACCATAGCTTCAAAATCTTTAGGGTCGTTCAGATCACCAAAGGCAGGGTTTGCTTGTTTCCAAGTTTCTAATAAGTGGTGGTCTGCATCTGGTTGCGCTTCCCACCAAGCCATGAAGAATGTTGGATCATCTATTTCTTTTTGAGCTACACGCTTGCCATACTGATAAAGGCTGTATGCGATTGAGTCTTGACCAGATGAATCTGCTTTTACGCCGGCTGTGGTTAAAGCAATCAGAATTGGCGATCTACGCGCACCCATACCAAGTTGCATAACATCAAAGAGTTCACGATTAGGTGAGGCGTGAATTTCATCGAATAGAACTGCGGTTGGGGAAAGGCCTTCTTTTGAGTAGCTTTCACTTGATAGAACTCGGTAAACAGAACCAGTTGAAGGCACTTCAATAGCATCTCGATAGACCTTGCAAAGTTCTGACAGTTCAGGTTCTGCTTCAATCATTTTTTTAGCATCACCAAAAACAATTCTTGCTTGCTCTTTATCAGCTGCACATGAATAAACTTCACCACCGTTAGGCCCCATGATTAAAGACCAAAGACCAATGCCAGAACCTAATGCTGATTTTCCGTTCTTTCGAGCCATACCAATTAAAGCTGTTCGGTGTCTAAACTTTCCATCTGCACCTACTGCAAACAAGTGGCGCATCAGTTCGTGTTGCCATTCGCGCAGTTGCATCTTGTCACCTGAGAAACCAGCAACAGTTTCCTTAGTCTGAATAGCAAAAGTATCTATAAACTCTGAAACTTCCCAACCACGCGATTTAGTAAGCGCAGCTTTGTTTACAGGTGTAAGCCAAGTTGGTGGCCAAGATTCAATTTGAGTTGGCACGAGATTTCAGCTCCTCTAGCTTTGACTGACGTTTAACCTCAGCCACACCTAGCCGTGAGCGATCTGTTGGGGTGAATCCTAGAAGCGACAAGTTAGCAACTAACTGACGGTCTAGATCGCGCAAGGCTTTTCTTTCGTCTGGTCTGTTGTTTTGCAAAACCTGAATGCGCAAGTTACGGCGTTCATCCAGTAGTTCACAAGTCATAAGCAGAATCTCAATGTCAGTCAGTGGACTTAACCAAGTTTGACCCATACCCCAGATGCGTTCCCAAAGTTCTGTGCCAGCACTACCAAGTGGGCGGTTAGGTTCTGGAATGTCGTAAGCAGACGGCAACAGCACAAGTTCTTTCTGGTCTGGCAAGGTACGTTTGCCGGGGTTGCCAGTAAGCCGTTTCTGTTCAATGGGTTTTGGTGGTCTGCCACGCGGAGCCATCGTCAGTCCTCAATTAGTTGTGCTTCTAGACCAGTCTGTTTTTCTAATCTATCAAGTATGACATCAACGTATTTTGGGTCAAGTTCAATTCCATAACCAATACGCCCAGTTTTCTCACAAGCAATTAATGTAGACCCTGAACCTGCAAACATATCTATAACAATAGATTCTGGCTTTATCCATCTTTCTATAATTTCAATAAGCATTGCGATTGGTTTTTGAGTTGGGTGAACTCTTTTTGAATCAGTTTCTTTAGCAGTAAATCCGTTCCAGATGTATCGCAATAAATCTTGTTTATGTTTATTTTTTGACCAGCACAGTTCAAATCCAGAACCTATTGCAGTATCTACTTTTTCATTTCGTTTGTCCCAAACTAGCCAAGAACCTTTAAGATCGGATTCGCTTAAAGTTCTTATGTAGTAGTTTGCTCCAAACCAAAATTGCTCTTGAATAAAATTAAATTTGTTAGCAAAATAATTTGCATTAAATGGTTTATCGTCATCTATAATTTTTGAATAGTTATTGCCTTTTACTTTTTCATTTGATAAATAATTGGTGTCTAAATTTATTCCATATGGTGGGTCAGTAATAACAGCATTTGGTTTATCTATCTTAAATAACTTTTCATAATGTGAATCATTAAATGAATCACCGCAGATAACATGATGCTTTCCAATTACCCAATGGTCACCTAGCTTTGCTCTTGTAGGTGCATCGTCAAAAGACAAAGGCTCATTGTCATCATCTTCACCTAATGGTGGTTGCAGAGATTCAAAACCTAGTTCTTCAAGTTCCCAACCGTTTGCATCTAACTCAAGCAACTGGTCAGCGAGAACCTTGTCATCCCATTCCGCAAGTTCAGCAGTTCGATTGTCAGCAAGTGCAAAGGCGCGTATCTGTTCCCAAGTCCAACCAACTGGAGTGCGAGCAATTACAATCTCAGTCCAACCTAAAGACTTCGCAGCTTCTAGTGTGCCGTTGCCAGCAACAACGATTGAGTCAGGCGTTACGCAAATTGGTTTACGTTGCCCAAACTTTTCTAGTGAGTGAGCTATTGCCTGCAAGTTTTTGCCGTCATGCTTGCGAGCATTAGCCGGGTCAGGGGTCAAGCTGTTTACGTTTACGGTTTCGATGCGCAGTTCAGTCATGCAAACCAGTCTACGCAAAAACCGCGCAAAGATTGAATTTTTCAAAATCGGGAATTTCGCGACTTTACACATGGTGCTAGGTCGGGGTTCTGCTGCGCGTATGCCTGTGAGATTTTTACCCGCCCCCGGGTCGTACGGGTGGGGGGTTATTGCCTCTTCGACTGTTGCACGATCTATGAGCTGCGATAAGTGGGCTTGTTGGATCGCTTGGGTAGTAGTGGTCAGCCGTAAACGGGTCACCCTGTCTACGACCCTGACCGCAAAGCCAGCAGACTGTTGCTGTATCCCGTACCTGTTTAGCCTGCTTAGCGTAGTTGCCTTTGTAGTGGGGTCTATTGGCGTTCCTAGTAGCATCCGCTAGACGTTGGCAGTCATTACAGATAGATGAGTTCTTATGTAAAGCCTTGCACTTCAAGCATGGCTTGTTAAACGCCACAGATTATCTTGCCGTTCGTGTAACTCTTGAACTGGTTGATCGTGCCTCTGGTATTGGGGTCATGCATACTGGCAGCTTCAATGGCTCGCTTAGCTGATAGATCATGGTTCTTGTGCCAGTCAGGCTTGTATTGTTTCTCAGCTAGTGAACCTAGTGCTAGCTCTGCGCCTGTGCCTATTGCCCAGTAAGGCTTGGCTGTTAGTACGCTTAGGTTCTCGCTAACCATGAAGGCTTGACCGTGTGTGATGAGCAAGGCTTCTGCTTCCATCTCGGTATCTTTAACCGTGTCATCTATTAGTGGGATTACCTTAGTAACTAACCACTTCATCCACTCACCTGACTTAACTACTTCTGCTGGTGGCTTCGGGTACTCAATCGAGTATTGGAGTTGGTCGCATACTCTTGCGCTACCTGCTACACCGATTAGCCATGTGTCTTGCTGAACGATCTTGTGCATGTCAGGGTGAATAAGGTTTGATGTTATGCCTTGATCTGCTGTAATCGTGGCAAAGTTGTTCCCTGTTGTGGTGATGATCGTGGTCATAGCTTGATACCGTCTGTTAGGTGTACACCGTATCTAACTAGGTCAGCTGCTGATTGCATCCCGGCTAAGTATTCATTGGTAATAGATGAGTCACCCAGTACGCGATAGGCAGCCATTGCTTCTATCTCTGCATCTAAGACGGATGCTATTGCCATGCGAGTAATGCCTACGCTTAGGCTCATACG